AGGCCACAAAGATTTCAGGGGATCTTTTGAAGGGCGCGATCTTCTGATTTAACGTCAGAGGAGCGCCCTTTATGGATCCAGCCACTTGTATCGCCGTAGCTTCAAGCGCTTTTAGCGTTTTGAAGAAAGGCTTCGCCATTGGCCGTGATATTGAGTCCATGGCGGGAGATTTGTCGAGATGGATGGGTGCGCTATCCGATCTTGACCAAGCCGAAAAAGAAGCCAAGAACCCCCCTATATTTAAGAAGTTATTTGGTGGCAAGTCTGTTGAACAGGAAGCCATCGAAGCCTTTGCTGCGAAGAAAAAGGCTCAAGCACAGCGCGATGAATTGAAGCAATACCTTCAATATACTGTTGGATCTAGGGCTTGGGACGAACTCATCAAAATGGAGGGGCAGATTAGAAAGCAACGCCAAGAGACGCTATATCGTCAGCGTGAGCGGCGTCAAAAGTTTGTAGAAATATTAGTGATTACATTGGCCATTGTGGCTGGAGTGGCTATTTTGGCTACTTTGGTTTGGCTGTTTAAGTTCAAAGGACAGTAAGATGACACCAGAAAAACTTGATGCTTGGCGCATAGTTCCCCGCCTTCTTATCCTCTCTTACATGGTGGTGTTTTATCAAACATGCACTTGGTTTATGGCTTTGCCTGATCCAAACAACGCGCAAGCAGGCTTTGTGTCTGTAATCGTTGGGGCTGGAGCCGCTTGGTTTGGTCTTTATGTAAACAGCAAATCCTCAAAAAGTGAATGATACATGTATTCTTGCTCATGGTTTACCTTGGAGTTGGGGAAGATAGGCGACTCATTAGCGATAATATGTACTTTCGCAGTGTGAGCGACTGTAACTTTTTTGCCGCAGAAGTATCTCGCAGGCACGGTTCTTACGAACATTTGTACAAAATGGATAAGCGTGATATGGTAACTGCGTATTGCGTACCCAAATACATTAGTAAGGGCAGTGTAGAGGTATACTAAAATGATCAACTTACTTGGTTCCCTCGTTGGTCCAGTCACTGGGCTATTAGATAAATTCATCGAAGATAAAGATCAGAAGGCTAAACTGGCTCATGAGATCGCAACGCTTGCTGAGAAGCAGGCGCACGAAGCGGCTATGGCGCAAGTTCAGGTCAATGCGGCTGAAGCAAAGCATCGCTCAATTTTTGTTGCTGGCTGGCGCCCATTTATTGGCTGGACCTGTGGCATTGCGCTTTGCTGGCATTTTGTTCTAGCGCCGTTTGTTATTTTTGGCGCCAGCATGTCTGGCATGGTTTTACCTGAACTTCCAGTCTTTGACATGGACAGCCTTATGACAGTTTTGCTTGGCATGTTGGGTCTTGGTGGTTTAAGAACATATGAGAAGCAAAAAGGGCTAACAAAATAATGGACGCATTAAAACTTGCAGAATTTTTGCTAAAGGACATTCGTGACCGCCGTGAGAATTACAAAGAGCGGTTGGCGGATGGCGGCTTTGACTCTATGGAGCAAGCCAAACTCATTGTAGGTCAGATACGCGGCCTGAACTACTGTGAGGATTTGATTAGGTCCGCGATGAAGGGTATCGAACTCGATGACTAAAAAACTTTTCGTCCCCGAAAGGGTGGCGGCTACGGCGAAATCTGCGCCGATTTCTGAAGTGCCTGAAAACATCTCTAAGGCATATGACAATCAGCAAGAGATGACAAAAAACAATGAAGACCCATCAAAGATGGAGGCTTCTGCGCTAGAACGGCTCCCACAACCAGTAGGATACCGTCTCCTTGTCATTCCCTACTACATGCCACAAAAGACAAAAAGCGGCATCTACATTCCAGATGCAACTCGTGATCGCGAGAGTTTTGCAACTGTCGCGGCTTATGTTGTTAAGGCTGGTCCTGACGCTTACAAAGACTCGGATAAGTTCCCTTCTGGGCCTTGGTGCAAGGAAGGATCATGGGTACTTATGGGACGTTATGCTGGAAACAGGTTCAAAGTGGACGGTCTTGAGGTAAGACTGATAAATGATGACAATATTATTGCCACTATCCTTGACCCTTCCGACATTTCGTATGTATAATTCTGGCTGGAGATAAAAATGGAAATGAACACTCAAACTGCTGAAGCGCAAGAATCAATCTCATACGAGATTGATGATGACAACGAACAGGCGGGTACCGAAATTGAACAGGAGGCTGCTTCTTCTGAAGAAGAAAACAGTACAATTGTTCGTGATCAACAAGAGAACGAACTTGAGAACTACAGCGAAAATGTTCAAAAGCGAATTAATCAATTAACTGCAAAACGCAAGCAGGCCATGGAAGAGGCTGAGGCTGCGTTGGCTTATGCTAAGTCAATTCAAGAGCAGAATGAGAACATGAAGAAGCGTCTCGCTGAACTTGATCAGGGCTATATGACTGAGTATGGAAGCCGAGTAGAAACACAAGCCGCAGAAGCCAAGCGTATGCTCAAAGAGGCGTATGACAATGGCGATGTGGAAAAAATGGCAGAGGCTCAGGATATGATGGCTCGTTTGGCCATTGAGAAGGAGCGTCTTCGCGTTCAGAAACTTCGTGCAGAAAAAGAAGTTCAAGAACCAAAGCAGGAAGTTCCAACCCAAGCCAAAGCGCCTCAAAAGCAGGATTTAGACCCCAAACTACAAACGTGGATGGGTAAAAATTCTTGGTTCGGCACTGATATGGTGATGACGCGAGGCGCTCAGGCCATTCACGAGCAACTTGTTTCTGCTGAGGACTTTGATCCCAGCAGCGATGAATACTATGCGGAAATTGACAAGCGTATGCGCGTTGAGTTCCCTCACAAATTTCAGGAGAAGCGGGCAAACGCCCAGTCCGTAACTCCTGCGTCTAATGGACGGTCAGCTACCAAAAATGGGCGGAAAAAAACAGTAGAACTTACTGCTGGTCAGGTCAATATGGCCAAAAAACTAGGCATTAGCCTTGAACAAATGGCGAAAGAAGTAGCCAAGATCGAACAGAGGAGATCATAATGACAGATCGTTCAAGCCGTGACTCGCAAACTCGTGAGAGCAAAGCCCGCGTAAAAGCTTGGCAACCCGCAAGCGCTCTTGAGGCGCCTGAGGCTCCTGTCGGTTTTAAGCATCGTTGGATTCGTGAATCCGTGATGGAATACGATGATCGTAACAATGTTCACAAGCGCCGCCGTGAAGGTTGGGAACTTGTCAGAGCAGAGGAATACCCTGACTTTGATGCTCCTGTCCTTGATGAAGGCAAAAACGCAGGCGTAATTGGCGTAGGTGGTCTGGTTCTTGCCAGAATCCCTGAAGAAATTGCGGACCAGCGTAACTCGCATTACCAGCAAGTTACACAACAACAAATGGAAGCTGTGGATCGTGATTGGATGCGTGAAAGCAATCCGAACATGCCAAAGCTAAAACCCCAACGTTCTACCTCTGTGTCCTTTGGTGGCCCGAAGGTAGCTGATAACTAGGAGAAAATAAGATGGCTAATCAAGACGCCTCTTTCGGCCTGCGCCTTTCGCGCTCAGGTAACGGCTCCGACCTGACAAACATGCAGAACAAGTACCGCATTGCTTCTGGCTACGCTACTGCAATTTACCAAGGTGACCTCGTTGCAGTCGTTACCGCTGGTACAATTGAGCGCGTTGCCGCTGGCGGCTCTGGCTTGATTCTGGGTGTATTCAACGGTTGTGAGTACACTGACCCAACCACTGGTAAACCAACTTGGTCTAACCACTACCCTGGGTCAATCGCTGCTTCTGACATTGTAGCGTCAGTAATTGATGCACCTTACGCAGTGTACGAAATTCAAGCAGACGACACCTTCCCTGTTGCTGATCTGTTCGGCAACTTTGACATCGTTGACCAGTCCCCTGTTGGCGATACCAATTCTGGTATTTCCCGCATGGAACTTGATGTCACCACTGGCGCAACAACCGCGACTTTGCCTTTGAAAGCAATCGACATTTCTCAGGATCCTGAGAATAGCGATGTTTCATCTGCAAACACCAACGTTGTTGTAATGATCAACAACCACCTGTTTAGTGCTGGCACTACAGGCTTGGCGTAAGGAGACTGATTAATGGCTATTTCTCGCGCTCAATTGGCGAAAGAACTGGAACCCGGTCTTAACGCCCTCTTTGGCATGGAATACAACCGCTACGATGCGGAACATGCTGAAATCTACGACACTGAATCTTCAGATCGAGCATTTGAAGAAGAAGTAATGCTGGTCGGTTTTGGCAACGCCCAAACCAAAGCAGAAGGTGCTGGCGTTTCATTCGACAGCGCTTCCGAAGCTTACACGGCACGCTATACGCATGAGACAGTTTCTCTTGCGTTTGCTTTGACCGAAGAAGCAATGGAAGATAACCTGTATGATCGTCTTGGCGCACGGTACACCCGCGCACTTGCACGTTCAATGGCTCACACCAAGCAGGTTAAAGCCGCTGCTACGTTGAACAATGCGTTCGACAGCTCTTACACTGGCGGTGATGGTAAGGAGCTTTGCGCTACTGACCACCCACTTGCTGGCGGCGGTACTTTCCGCAACGAGCCAAGCACTGCTGCTGACCTCAACGAAACTTCATTGGAAAATGCTCTGATCGACATTTCCACTTCCGTTG